AGGCGCTGATATTCCGCGCCAACGTCGGCCAGGCGTGGACCGGCAACAAAGTGGACAAACTACCTGGTAACAAGGTGGTCATTCACGGCGCCAGGCCATTCAACACCGGGCTGCCGCCTGGGTTCAGTGACCTGTTCGGTCTGACTTCGGTTACCATCACGCCCGACATGGTCGGCCAGAAGGTCGCCGTCTTCGTCGCCATGGAAGTGAAGGACGAAGGCAAGAAGCCAAGCGACAAACAGAAAGCGTTCCTGAAGGCCGTCAACGACAATGGCGGTCGTTCGGGTGTTGTGTATTCAGCTGACGACGCCCTGCGCGTTTTGGATGGTGCCCAGTGAACGCTGGCGAGTTCGCCAAACGGCGCGCACGCATCGAAAACAACCATGACCACCGACGTAAAGGCCACCAGGCGAAGGCGTTCGCGGCACTGGTCAGGCAGGCCAAGGCGATTATTGCCATCGCTGGTGGCAAGGTTGTTGGCTGGCGCCTTCCTGACGGCCAGATGGTCTGCAAGAAACGCCGATATACCAGCGCCGAAAAGGCAGCCTTGGCGCTGAGTGATGTTCAGGCAGAGCCAGGTAAAACCTATTTGCCCTGCAGGTCATATCAGTGCCCTTACTGTCATGGCTGGCACCTGACGCACCAGAGCAGAGAAAATCTATCGTGACGACCGCAGCCCATTGTTAAATGCAATGGGCTTTTTATTTGCCTGACGGGTAAATTTACTTCAGTAAATCACTGACAGGGCAATTGCCATGAACCAGAAACACCCGTTCACCCCGCCGATTGAAGACGACCACAACTGCCAAGTTCGTCGCGCCTTCGCCACCAAGGACCAGGCCAAACTGGTTGCTGATACCATTTACGCCCGCACCGGCAAAATGCGCAAAGTTGAACGCTGCCGCCACTGCAACAACTGGCACCTGGGTGACGCGCAATGACTGGCCGTGACGCTATCTGGTTGGTGTGTGGGTTCATTGTCGTTATTGCGATGGTGAACACGCCAGAACGCGGACTGACCAAAGAAGCGCAGCTGTATTGCGAAATGGTTCAGACCTACAAGGACACCCAAGGCCAGTACGGCTGGCCCGACTATCGCGGTGAATTCCGCAAGGTGTGCAAATGACTAGCAAAATGTGTGACTGCAACCAGGGGCGCTTGCCGTGCAGCTGTAAGCCTGCGACGGTATCGGTGGACCTGTCAGAGCTGCGCGAGTATCACGCCAAGGCCGAAAGCAATCTGAAGTCCTACGCCGATGATTCCGGCCTTCGTGACAGCGACGTGAAGCACTACATCAAGCGCGCTAATTTTCATGCGTCAATGGTGGCTTTGATCGACCAAGCGACCAGCCATAATGCCGACGCGAACGGCAAGGCGTGTGGCGTTTGAACTTCAATGACCTTCCGTCAAATCTAAAATCTAAAATCACGCTCGGCCCCGGTGGCTGCTGGCTGTGGATTGGCGAGCTGAACCGCAACGGTTACGGCACTTTTGTGGTTCGTCCGCAGCCTGGCATTCGCAAACGCAAGATGGCCCACATTGAAGTTTATGTGGCGCTGAAGGGCGAGTATGACCGCAAGCTGTTGCTTGACCACGAATGCCGCGTTCGGAATTGCTGCAACCCTTCGCACCTGGAGCCGGTGACGACGCAGGTTAATACCCTGCGTGGCGAAGCGGTGCTGTTCAAGCCACTTGAGGTTTACCAGTGACCATCACCCGCGAACAGATGGCCCGCGCTTATGAGCTGCGCACCGATTGCGTGAGCTGGAAGGTTATTGCCCGCGACCTGGGCGTTAACTGGCAGTCGCTGCGCATTGCATTGAAGCGTGCCGGTGCCGACATGGGCGGTCAGCGGTTCAAGGTTGTGACGCCTGAAATCATCGAGTTTGTGCGCCAGATGAAGGTCAGCGGCAAAATGTGCTGGTGGTCCGTCGAACAGGCTACCGGCGTCGGGCGCCACACTATCCGCGCAGCACTTCGCAGGCTGGACAAGAAGAATGAGTAGCGAGTACGCCGACAGCGCCCAGGCGCGGCAAACTGACAAGGGTTACCAGCGTGAGCAGCAGCCGAGCAAGTCAACCGGCAGCGAATCGTTTTTTGCAGCATGCAACGCCAGACGTGAAGCCGAGCGAGTCGCGTTCAAGGCGCGCCTGGCAACTGCACTGGGCGAGCTTGAAACGTTTTTCAGTGAACCCAAGTGAAGCATAAGTATTTATAGATAAGATTTACTTTGTTAAATGCGCCGGGTTACACTGGCGCTCTACAAGTCACCCACCGAGAATATTTCAATGACAAAGAACATCGCCATTTTCTTGTGCGACATTACTGGAGTTATGGCCAAGCCATGGGTTGAGGCTGGCTATGAAGTGATCTTGGTTGACCCGCAGCATCCTGAAGGCATCAGCGTTGAAGACAAGGTGACCAAGATCGGCCACGTAATCGACCACCCTTCGACTTGGTGGTATCTGGGCATGACGATGAAAACCGGCAAGGTGGCTTTCGTTATGGGCTTCCCGCCTTGCACTGACGTTGCCGTTTCTGGAACAAAGCATTTCGAGTCGAAGCGCAAAAAAGACCCGCACTTTCAGGCCAAGGCAGCGTTGGTGGCCGAGCAGTGCCGCGTTGTTGGCAGCCTGTCCGGTGCGCCATGGGCGTTTGAAAACCCCGTCAGCGTTTTCAGTTCGATTTTCGGAAAGCCGCAGCACACTTTCCACCCGTACGAATTCACCGAAATCTGCATGAACGACAACTACACAAAGAAAACCTGCCTGTGGGCTGGCAGTGATTTTTCGATGCCAGCCACGCAGATTGCTGCACCAGTCGCCAAGGCAATCAAATGGGCAAAGTTCAAGTGCAAGGGTAAGATGCCGCCACTTGCCAAAATCAGACATCTTTTCATCGGTCGCGCTCGCGACTTCATGGAAGAGTTTTACCCTGATGACCGTATCCACAAAGCACCACCGGGTGCCGAGCGTGCGAACTTTCGCAGTGCCACACCAGAAGGCTTTGCGCGGGCAGTTTTCTTAGCCAACGCGCCGCACCTGAAAGCCGTCGCAAACGACAACAACGAAGCAAAAGCCGCTGAGGTGGCCTAATGAACCAAAGAACCGCAAAACTTCGCGAGCTGATGAAGGCTCGCGGACTTAATGACGCGCAGGTTGCCGACATGCTCGGCCTGAAGCCTGCCACCGTCCGCATCTATCGCTGCAAAACCGAAGAAAGCAAAACCATTCCCGCCAGGGCGCTTGAGCTGCTTGAACTGCGCACGGCATCGCAATGAACTGCTGCAGCTGGTCACCATCCATTGTGAAACTTCACGACGGCACCGAGGTGCTGAGCGATAGTGAAGAATGGCGCCACGAATGCGAAGCCATGGCCGTAATCAAGATGCCTGGCCAGGTCGCACGTCGGGCGTTCCTTCGCGGCAAGGTTGACGACAGCGGCGTTCTGCGTGGTGGGGTTTTGCAACGGCGTGGCGAAGCTGCCTGCCTGAAGCTTGAAAAAACAATCAAAGACATTTGGTATTCAGACCAAGGGCAGGCGAAGTAATGACCGCTCAACAAAAAATTCGCGATTTGACCGAAGACGAAATAGCGCAGGCCCTTTCCTATCTGTCACCGCATGACCGCACCACCTGGGTGAAAATGTCGTTCGCCATCAAGTCAGAACTGGGTGACGACGGGTTCGACATTTGGGATAGCTGGTCACGTCAGTCTGACGAATACGACGAACGTTCGGCGCGTCACGTCTGGAAGTCTGGCAAGGTCGGCGGCAGCGTCACCATTGCCACGCTGGTATGGGAAGCGCAGCAGGCCGGGTTCAAGCTGGAAGCGCCAGAAGCCGCCAAACTGGACGAAGAGCAGGCCGAAGAACGCAAGCGCCAACGCGCTGAAGCCAGGGCCAAATCTGCCAAGGAAGAGCGCGAGCGCAAAGCCGCTGCGTTGATCCAGGCTGAAGCCATCTGGAATGCTGCGACACCTGCTGACCTGCACCCGTACCTGTCGAGAAAGCAGGTTAAATCGCACGGCCTGCGCATTGGTTCCTGGCCGCTGCGCACGAAGCTGGGCGAGATTTACGGCCAGGCTGACGGCGTGCTGCTGATCCCGATGCGCAACGCCAAAGGCGTGTTGACCAGCCTGCAGTGCGTGTTCGACCAGATGCCGAAGGGCTACGTTGAAGGCAAGTCGTACCTGAAGGACGGCGAAAAATCCGGTTCCTGGTTCATGATTGGCCAGATTACCCAAGGCTGCAAAATCGCCCTGTGCGAAGGTTACGCGACCGGCGCCACCATCCATGAACTGACTGGCTGGACGGTGCTTGTCTGCTTCGATCGTACCAACCTGCTGACCGTGGCCGAGCAAATTCGACCGAGCACGCCAGGCGTTGAAATAGTCATTTGCGCCGATAACGACCAGTTCGGCAAAACGAACGATGGCGTGATGGACGCCAAGCGCGCTGGTAATGCCATTGGTGCGAAGGTCCTGGTTCCGAACTTCAAAAGCCTGGATGGCGAGCCGACAGACTTTAACGACTTGTTCGTTCGTGAAGGTGCGTCAGAAACTCTGTCTGAACTTGGGTTCACGCAGCCGAAGCAGAAGCCGCCAGAAGCCGCCAATGACAATGACCCGTTTTACCCGCTCGGTTATGACCGTGGGTTTTATTTCTACCTGGTCACCGGCACCAAGCAGCTGTGCAAACTGAGCGCTTCCCAGCATTCGAAGGCCCACATGATGCAGCTGGCGCCGCTGGATTATTGGAACATGGAATATCCGGCCAAGACTGGCCCAGCCTGGGACGTTGCCGCTGACGAACTGATGCGCGCTTGTGAAGCTCGCGGCGTGTTCTCGCCTGACGTTATCCGTGGTCGTGGCGCCTGGCTGGACGATGGCCGCACCGTGTTTCACTTCGGTTCGCACCTGTGGGTTGACGGCACTGAAATGGCGGTCACCCGCATTCGGTCGAAGTACGTCTATGAAATGGACCGCTCTATCAGCTCGCCCGTTGCCACGCCGCTGTCAGACGCTGACGGTCAGATGCTGGTTGATATCGCAAAGCAGTTCCGCTGGAGCAAACCGGCAAGCGCTGCCTTGCTCGCTGGGTTCGTTGCACTGGCGCCATTGTGCGGTGCGCTGAAGTGGCGCCCACACTGCTGGATTACGGGCGGTGCTGGTTGCGGGAAAACCACTGTGCTGAACGACTTCGTTCACTACCTGCAGGGCGGAAAAGACATTTTTGCACAGGGCAACAGCACCGAGGCTGGCATTCGTCAGACGCTGGGAAGCGATGCCCTGCCCGTCCTGTTTGACGAAAGCGAACAGAACAATGACCGCGAAGTCGGTCGGGTGCAAAACGTCCTGTCGCTTATCCGCCAGGCGTCCACCGAGTCTGCCGCCAAGACCCTGAAAGGCACAGCCGGTGGTGACGCTATGCACTTCATTACACGGTCAATGTTCTGCCTGTCGTCCATCCAGGTTGGCATGAAGCACCAGGCCGACCTTGAACGTCTGACCGTCCTGGCCCTGCGCCCGAAACGTGAAGACACCGACGCCGCGTCGAACTGGGACAAACTGAAGGACCAGCTGCACCTGATCCAGCGTGACAGCGAGTTGCCAGCGCGCCTGTTCACGCGGTCGCTTAATCTGCTGCCAACCACGTTGAAGAACATCGGCACCTTTGTGGATGCAGCCAGCCGCAAGTTCGGCAGCGTTCGTGAAGGTGACCAGTACGGCACCCTGTTGGCCGGCTGCTGGTCGCTGATGAATTCGCGCCTGGCAACGCCTGCCGAAGCTGCCGCCATGATTGAATCCTTCGAATGGGAGGAATTCCGCGAGAACATCGAAGTTGACGAAAGCACCAAGGCCCTTGGCGCGCTGCTAGAGGCTCAGATTCGTGTTGGTGGTGGTGTGAGCGCAACCGTGTACGAAATCGTCAGGGCGAGCACTGGCGCGGCCACTGCGGGCGTTCCATTGACCCAGGCCGACGCTGAAGCAACCCTGGCGCGTTATGGGATGCGGGTAATCAGTGACGACCTGCTGCTGTCGAACAACAGCCATTCGCTGGTGGAGCTGCTGCACGGCACGCCATACGGTGCCGACTGGCGCGGTCAGCTGCTGCGGGTGCCAGGTGTTCGGCGGCATGACAAGGCCGTCAGGTTCAATGGCCAGGGCAGCAAATGCGTTGCGGTGCCGCTCGGTTCGATCATGGAGCGCAACCAGAAGCGCGAAGGAGCACCGTTTTAAACCAGACCCGCTTCGGCGGGTTTTGCTATTGATTGGCGGTGGTTGATAGCAACAATCAATTGGCGGATTTACTAAGGTAAATCATACTTACTTGACCGGCCTGACATGACAACGGCGGCGCAGTAAACGCACGGACGCTACCCAGCCTAAAAATTGAGGTGGCCGAAGATGAAAACTCAAAAACAGGACCTTGCAGAAGTATTTTCGCAGATCGAACGCGCCGCTGGTGCAGTCGAGGAAGTCGCAAAGGGCATGCTTGCAGCAATCAAGGCGAACAACGCCAGCAAGCTGGAACAGTTCAATGACATGGTGTCGAAGGCGTATGAAGCCAACGGCTGGAGCCAGAAGGCTGGCAGACCTGTTGAAGGCGCCAAGGAGAAACCAGCACCCGACGCCGTGAAGCTGTACGTTTCGACTGTCAGGGCAGCTTACAGAATGGGCCTGAAGGTGCTGCAGTTCGAAACCATGGGAGCCGTCAGGGTTGCCATTCGCGAGAAACGCAGCAGCGCGAGCCAGACAGTTGTGAAGCCACCAGAAATGAAGGGTATACAGGTCAGCACCGAAAACAGCCTGACCGGCGCCCTGTGGCATGATGCGGTGGTTCTGTGGGAACACCTGCCGATGACCGAGCAGCAAGAGTTCGAACGCGAAGTCAGAATGCTAATGATGCGCTTTACCAAGAACGCACCGGCAGAACTTCTGCAGGCCGCGTAACGATTATCAGGATAATCATTTGCAGTCGCCAAGCCCGTTAATTCGGGCTTTGGCAGTATAAACAACCGAGGAAGTAAGAATGGGCATCAAAGCAGAAGACGTAAAACCGGGTGACTCACTGGAGCTGACTTTTCAGCATGACGGCGGGTTCGTTAAGGACTGGTGCAAGGTGCTGGAAATCAGCACCAACGACCATGACCACCTGACCTTTCGCATGATTAGCGATGGTGGAATTTATTTGAAGCTGGATTACTTCCATCATGATGAGCTGACAAACCGTCAGGATTAATCAACCAGCAGCCTGGGCGTCGATTGGCGCCCTTTTGATTTGAGGGAAGGACAATGTTGAACATCGTAAAAATCAGCGGGAAGCCAGGCAGCGGCAAAACTGAGCTGCTGGGCATTATTGCTGCTGGTGCAGTTCGTCGCAATTATCTGGTTGTCAGTGGTGGCAGCACGGCTGCTGGCATCGCCCAGGCAGTGCGTGGAAGTCGTGACCTGGTGCTGTGCATTGATGAGTGCCCAGCAAGCCTGCTTGATGAGCTGCAGGCGCATCCAGAGCTTGGGCGTGGAAACATCAAGCGCGTTTATGCGGTGGTTGACGAGCCGGTGACGGATGCCAAGCAGGAAGCCATGCAAGAGTTCAGCGACTGGTTCAAGCAGTCTGGCTGGACGACTTCAGTTGCCAGGGGCGCTGCTTGGGAGGCCTGGCAGGCTTCAAGGGCTGCGGTGGTGGTAGAGTTGCCAGACCCTAACGAAGTTCATGACAGTGGTGATTTTGCATGCGACGTAATCGACGCACTTGAAGCCGCTGGCGTGAAGGTGGCGCCGTGATCCTGCCTGCCGCCTGGTTTGTGTACGTCTATGTCTATCGACTTGGCTGGGCGAAGCGGTAGAGCGGTTCCAGCGTAACAGCGAAGCGACACCCGACAGACCCGGCCAAGTGCCGGGTTTTGTCGTTTTATGGGCAAATCTGTAACCAAAAAGCGTGACTGTGACCGCCGTTACAGTCTCGGTTACGCTGTAACTGCCTGTATCCATTGGATTATTCGGCCTGTAACCGTGTAACCGGTTTTTCCGGCGATAGACCCATAGAGAGATATAAAATTATCCACCACACTATATCTCTCATGTTATCTATATCTCTATATTTATGGTTACATGGTTACAGATACAGAAAGGACCAATGAAATCAGTGGTTTGCGGTGTAACCAAGGTCGGTTACAAACCGGTTACGGCGGCAGGCAGTGGTTACAGCTTTGAGGTAATGGCATTGCGATATACAATAACCCCAGTGGACAAGCCGCTGAGATTACTGGGGATGACATGCGATTACCTGCGAGCGTTCAAGAGATAGCCGACGTTATTGGGCGTGAGCGTGCGTTATTCTTGGTTGGTCAATTGCCGCGCTGTTACGTTGATACCGTTGGCCATCAGTCCTGGCGCGTTATCATGTACGTGCCCAAGGATTTGAAGCCTGACCACGACCTGGTCAAGATGCTTGGCTGGGCTGACGCCATGAAGCTGGTCAAGGGCTTCGGTGGCGAGATTATGCAGCCAGCCAGCTGCGCAGGGATTTACAAGACATTCCGCGACAGGTCAGCACTGACCATGCTGGAAACCGGCATGAAGCCTGTAGAGATTGCGGAAATCCTGGGCGTCAGCGACAGGCACGTTCGGAACCTTCGGCGGGAAAAAACCCAAGAGGCTTTATCGGCAGCGAACGACAACACTCGCGCTGAATCTGCCAATAGAGCTTCTGTCATGGGCCTGAACAAATGAGCTTTCTAGATCGCCTTTTGGCGAACGCCGAACTTGGCCTGCCAGGCCTGATCGGTGCCGTTATCGCAATCCCCTTCCATGAAGAGCTGAAGACCTGGAAAGGTCGTCTGTTCTTCGTCTGCACTGGCGTAGCTTGTGCGTACTTCACCACGCCGCTTGCCATCAACGTCTACAACATCGAACCGGCACTGGCCGGTGGTGTTGGCTTCCTGTTGGGCGCGTTCGGTGGGTCATTGCTGGCCGCTGGTATCAGGGCGGTGAAGGCCGCAGACCTGTGGGCGTTGCTTAAATCCCGCTTTGGAGGCAACGGCCAATGATTACCCTGAACCTGATTGCCGTCTGCATCATCGTGCTGCACGGCTTCTGGTGCCTGCTGTCGCGCCGCGTCAGTGACGGCATTGTGGGCAAGCTGCTTTACCTGCTGTTGATCCTGGCCGCGCTGGGCGTGCTGAGTAACCCAGGCCAGTCGTCAGAAGCGGCGCTGAACTGCACGTTCGCCGCGATAGGCGTTCGCCATTTCTGGATGAAGACATTCTGGCCACGCATCCGCACCAACCTGGTGAACCGCATTCGCTGCGCCACCTGCCCGCATAAGGACTGACCACCATGCGCATTTCTGCACACGGCATTGCCGTTGGCCACTATTTCGAGTCGTGCAAGCTGACGGCCTATCCAGACCCAGGCAGCAAGGATGGCAAGCCATGGACGATTGGCTGGGGCCACACAGGGCCTGAAGTGGTCAAGGGCCTGGTGTGGGCGCAGGCGCAGGCTGATGCGGCCTTTGTGGCTGACATTGCTCGCTTTGAGCGTGAGGTGCTTAGCCTGGTGAAAGTGCCATTGACCCAGGGCCAGTTCGACGCCCTGGTTCTGTTCGCCTACAACGTCGGCAGCGACATTGACGCCGACACCATCGCTGAAGGCCTTGGCGATAGCACGTTGCTGCGCAAGTTGAACGCCCGCGATTATGCCGGTGCTGCGCTGGAATTCCGCAAGTGGAACAAGAACGACGGCAAGGTGATGCGCGGCCTGGTCCGTCGTCGTGCTGCCGAAGAATGCCTGTTCCTGGGCATGGGTGGCGCTGAGTCCATCGCCAAGGGAGTGAAGGCAGCATGAGCCGCACAACCATGCTGCTGGCCAGCATCATCATTGGCGCAATGCTTTGGTCTGCTGGCTGCCTTGTCGGCCATCACTACGGACTCAAGGAGGCGAACGCTACCTGGCAGGGCAAGTGGGATAAGCACGCACTGGCCGATACAGCGGCCACCGCACAGGCACAGGCAGAGCAACGGGCCATTGAGGCCATGCGCAACCAGACAATGACGAAGGTGACACAAGATGCACAACACGCAATCGACCAGGCGCGCACTGATGCTGCTGACGCTGTTGCCACTGCTGGCAGCCTGCGCGGGGCAGTCGATCAAGCCGTCAGTAGACTGGCAGACAGTCAAGCCCGCATCGGTGCCTGTACTGACGCCGCAAGCAAGGCAGCTGCCCGCTTCACCAGAGTGCTTGCCGACGTGCTCAAGAGCGCTGACCGTAGAGCGGGCATCCTGGCAGAAGCAGCTGACCAGTCCAGAGTGAGGGGGCTAGCGTGTGAGGCTGCCTATGATGGGCTAACACCAATCAATCAACCCATAGAGTGAGCAATACGAGTATGACCATTCAAGTGACCATCACGCATGACAACAAGGGCTATGACAAGAACGTTCGCATCCTGCCATTCGATGATGATGGAGAGGGTGGCGGGCAGTACAAGGGTGATGCCTACAACAAGGTAATCAAGGGTGGCGAGTCAGTGCAGTTCGCTATCTATGGCAACACCAGGCTTGTCATTGAAGAGACGACCGACCCAGCAGATAGCGATAGCAAATGACTATCATGATGGTGTGTGTCGATGCGCTCAATCAATCAGACGAACGGTCATTGACACGCACCATCATGGGGCAATCGTGGGTCCTTCCTCGGGCGGCATGGCCTGTGGGGACATGGACCTCGCGCCAACCCATATCTGCGTGCCCTATCAAAACGCACTAAACGATAACTGAAATCTATAAGGGCCAGCATTATGGCTGTGAAAAAGCAGGCAGGTGTCAAGGGCCAGATCGTAAACAGGACGGGGCTTTCAGACGTTTTCGGTGTCGCGCTGAACACCATCGACAGCTGGGTTCGCCAGGGCTGCCCAGTTGTTCAACGTGGTGCAGGTCGCGGGCAAGAATGGCAGTTCAACACCGCTGCTGTTTCGCAGTGGCTGCGTGACAAATCAGTTGCAGAAGCAACCGGCGAAACGATGGCTGACGAAGCCGAGATTTCACGCCGCACGAAGATGGCCGTCATGCTGAAGGCCGAACTTGAGCTGGCAAAGGCCAAGGGTGAAGTTGCGCCAATCAGCGAAATGGAACGGGTGTGCGCTGCCCAGGATGCGGCAACCCGCGCCAACATCATGAACGTTCCAGGCCGTGCCGTTCTGCAGCTGCTTGGCTGCACCGATGAACGCGAGTTCAAAGAAAAGCTGAAGGCTGAGCTGATACTTGCGCTGGAAACAGCCGCTGAAGCCGAACTAGAACTGGATGAAGAAGACCTGACAGATGGCTGATATTGTTCAGTTTAGCAACATGGCCCGCGTCATTGCTGCGCGCAAACGCTCGGCCAGAAACATGGTGCCGCCACCTGACATGCTGCCAAGCGTATGGGCAGAAAAGAACGTGCGCATTCCAGTGGGCAACGCCAAGCCTGGCCCGATACGTTTTGACAATGCGCCTTACCAGCGCGGCATGCTGGACGCCATCAAGGTGCCTGGCGTGCGCCGCGTTTCGTATATGACCGGCGCCCAGTTGGGCAAAACGACCGTTCAGCAGTGCGTCACCGGCTACTTTATTGAGCACGAACCGCGCTCGCAGATACTGGTTCAGCCTACGCAGGGCGACGTTCAGACGTTCCTGGAAACGAAGCTGCGCCCGATGCTGGACGCCAACCCGGCAATCAGCAGCAAAATGGCCAAGCAGCGTGGCCGTGACGGCGTGAACAACGGGCGGATTATCTCTTACATCGGCGGCTGGCTTATGTTCAGCTGGGCTGGCTCGCCAAAAACCCTGCGTGGTCGGTCGGCACCTATCACCCAGGCCGACGAAATCGACGGCATGGAAGCCACGCCAGAAGGTGACCCAGGCGAGCTGCTTGCCCAGCGTGCGGCCACGTTCGGTGACGACGCACTGCGGACTGAATCCAGTACACCGACCATCAAAGGCGCGAGCCGCATCGAAACTGGTTTCACCGAGGGTGACCAGCGCCGCTATTACGTGCCCTGCCCGCACTGCGACCACCCGCAGTATTTGAAGTGGTCGAACGTCACCTGGTCTGGCCGGGTATCCACTGGCATTGACGACGCCGAAGAGGACATAGGCAAAGAGCACCTGCCGGAAACTGCGGAATATGCATGCGAAGCGTGCGGCGCAATGTGGGGTGATGGCGAGCGAGTTGCCGCCATTCGCAACGCAGAGAAACTGGGCCATGGCTGGAAGGCCGCAAAACCGTTTCGCGGTCACATTTCCTTTCACGCGCCAGAAATGCTTTCGACGTTTCGGCGCCTGCGCGACATTGTTCAGTCATACCTGGATAAGCTGGCGCTGGGTGACATGCAGTCATTCGTCAACGTCAGCCTGGGCGAGACATACGAAGAGAAAGGCGAAAAGGTAGACCCTGATAGCTTGCAGGCTCGCGCAATTGATTTTCGCGCTGACGTTCCTGCCGGTGGCCTGTACCTGACCGCAGGCATAGACATGCAGATTGACCGCCTAGAAGTTGAAACGGTTGCCTGGGGCCTGGGTGAACAGTCCTGGTCCATCGACTACCAGGTTCTGTGGGGTGACCCGCTGCAGGGTGACGTGTGGAACGACCTGGACGACTACCTGGCACAGACGTTTACCCATGAATCTGGTGCGATTTTGCCTATCAGTTCGGCCTGTTTGGACACTGGCGGAACCGCTGGTTACACCCAGTGCGCCTACGAATACGGCAAAGGCAAGACTGGTCGGCGCCTGTTCCTGGTGAAAGGCGTCGGCGGCTGGGGCAGACCGATTGTCGAGAAACCGCAGCGCAAGCAATCCGGTAAGAATGCGCGGAAAGTTGACCTGTTCCTGGTCGGCACCGACGAAGCGAAGCTGATTGTCATGCGTCGTCTGTCGGCTGTTCCTGGTCAGGGTGGCCACTGTCACTTCCCGAAAGAGCGTGACGCAGACTGGTACAAGCAACTGACCGCTGAAAAGCTGGTAACCCGCTACATCAAAGGCCAGCCGGTTCGCGAGTGGCACAAACCAGACAAGGCCCGAAACGAAGCGCTTGACTGTCGGGTTTACGCCTTGGCGGCGCTGAAGATCATGCAGCCATCGTTTAAACGCCTTGCAGAGCGCCTGGCGATGCCCGCAACCAAGGGTGATGATGGCGTTTGGTCGGTAAATGAGGCCAAAAAACCAGACGAAAAGGTGGCAAAAGTGGGCAAATGGAAGCGTGAAAAGCCGGTGCCAGTGGCCGAAAATGACAACGAAACGGTGCCGGAAAAAACCCAAGAGGAAGCACCAGCCAATGCCGTGAAGAATAGGCCCACTATCAAACGCTCTAAATCCCTGAAACCTAAGAAACCAGGCAGGGGTTGGGCCAGTAATTGGTGATGCTTAGTGAGCTGCTGCAACCTACCTGACACAATCGGCGCAGGGCTGACCTTCAACCGGCTGCTGACTTTGACCGCGTACCCAGCACCTGACTGGGTGCTGACGGTGCTGCTGCGTGGAAAGCAGAACGTTGACCTGACAGCTACCGCCGAAGGCAGTCAGCACCGGCTGAGCGCCACCGCTGCGCAAACAGCCACCTGGCTTGCTGGTGACTACTGGTTCAGCATGCGCGCCACTCGCGGTGCCGACGTTGTCGAAGTCGAAACCGGCAGCATCACCGTCACGCCTGACATGTCCACGCTGTCTGAAGGCTTCGACGGTCGAAGCCAGGCGCAGATTGCCCTGGACGCTATCAACGCCGTGATTGGCAAGCGCGCCACGCTGGACCAGCAGCGCTACCGCATCAACAACCGCGAGCTGTACCGCGAAAGCATCAGCGAGCTGCTGAAGCTGCGCAGCTTCTATCAGCTTGAAGTCAAGCGCGAGAAGCAGAAAGCCTGCGGCAAAAACCCATTTGGCGGCGTCGTCCGCGTGAGGCTCAAATAGTGGCCTGGAATCTTTTAGGTATTTTCGGAAAGCGCCAGGCGCCAGAACAGGCAGCGACTGCCGAAAGCCAAGCCGACAACCGCAGTCGTCCAATGATGCGCAGTCGAGTTGCACAGCGCATGTTCGCGGCTTCAAACGCTGACAGGCTCGGCAAGGAATGGGGCGGCACGCCGCTGACGGCTGACGAAATCATTGACCGTAACCAGCGCATTCTGGTGGCTCGCTCGCGTGAGCAGTCAGCGAACAACGACTATGGCCGTTCGTTCCTGCGCATGGCCCGACAGAACATCGTCGGGCCATCTGGCGTAGCCCTGCAGGCACAGAGCAAGGACGACAAGGGCAAGCTTGACACGCTGGCAAACGAAGCCATCGAACTTGCATTTGCCGAATGGTCAGACGCTGAGAATTGCGACGTTACCGGCAAACGTTCCTGGCGCGCCATCCAGGCTGGTTGCGTCACCAGCGCGGCCAAGGATGGCGAATACATGCTGCGCATGATTTACGGCGCCGACGCAGGCCCTTGGGGCTTCGCGCTGCAGATGCTTGACCCGCAGCGCTGCCCGGTGGACGTGAACGAAGAGCGCTCGACCAATGGCACGTTCATTCGCCAGGGCATCCGGTTTAACAAGTACGGCAGGCCGCTTGGCTATCTGTTCGGAACCCTGGACGAAAAAGATTCGACCTATCGCTATGGCGGTCGTCACTTCATTGAAGTGCCAGCTGACGAAATAATTCACGGCTTCATTGAAGACATGGTCGGCCAAAAGCGCGGCCTTCCATGGATGGCAACGGCACTGTTCCGCATGCGTCAGCTGAACGCGATGGAAGACGCCGCACTGGTGAATGCCCGCGTTGGCGCCAACAAACTCGGTTTCGTTGAGTGGGCTGACGGCTTCGGTCCAGAAATGGAAGACGACGAAGAGCTGATTATTGACAGCGAGCCAGGCGAATACCAGGTGCTTCCTGAAGGCGCCCGCATCAAGGAAACCAGCCCGCAATACCCAAGCGGCGAATATGCCGGGTTCATCAAGGGTGCGCTGCGTTCCATGGCGGCAGGTTTCGGCGTGCTCTACAACAACCTGGCCAGCGACCTGGAAGGGGTGAACTTTTCCAGCATCCGCCAGGGCACGCTTGATGAACGCGAGCACTGGAAAGAGCTTCAGGAATGGCTGATTGAAGGCCTTGTGTCGAAGGTATTCGCTGCCTGGTTGCCGCGTGCGCTGCTGTCTGGCCGCATCCTGGTGAAAGGCCGACCGCTGAAGGCCGAGCGCCTGCAGCGTTACAAGAAGGTTTCCTGGCAGCCACGCCGTTGGCAGTGGATTGACCCGCGTGCAGACGTTGACGCTGCGGTTGACGCCAAGAACAACATGCTGACCAGCCCTGGCAAAATTATTCGCGAGCAAGGTCAAGATCCGCAAACCATTTGGGCAGAGTCGGCGCGTGACGTTAGGTCGATGATTGACGCCTACGTGGCTGAAGGCATTGACGCCGAATCAGCCAAAGAACTTGTCATGCTGAGCATGGGCAAGCAGCCGAAACCACCAGCACCGGTACAGAAAAATGCGCAATAAACTACAGATGACCGCCCTGGCGCTGCTGATCGGCGCCACCATGACCCGCGAGGCACCGGCTGACAAGCCGATGCCAGACTTTAACGCCAAGGGCGAGCTGCAGCGTGCGCTGGAAGTCAGCGGCTTTGACGTTGAAAAGCGCACTGTTGAACTGGCTTTCAGCTCTGAAATCGAGGCTGAACGCTGGTTTGGTATTGAAATTTTGGACCACTCGCCAGGCAGCGTTCGTCTTGACCGTTTGCGTGATGGTGGTGCCGCCCTGGTTGACCATAACTGGACTGACCAGATTGGCGTTGTGGAGAGTGTCACCATTGGCAGCGACCGGCGGGGCCGTGCCGTTGTGCGTTTCGGGCGAAGCGTGCGAGCCAATGAGATTTTCCAGGACGTTGTAGACGGGATTCGCAAACATGTTTCGGTTGGGTACAGGGTACTGGCCGCGAAGCTTGTAGAAACCCGCGATGAAGTGGACGTGTACCGCATCACCGACTGGGAACCGTTCGAAATCTCTTTTGTTGCCGTACCTCTTGACCATTCGGTTGGCGTTGGCCGGACCATGGAAAAAACCCAAGAGGAACAAACCACATCACCTGTTCAGACTGCGAGCGTCGAAAGTGGCGCGCCCGCTGCGAAAATCAATTCTGAGGAAGTCAGAGAAATGAAAGAAAAAATCCTGCGGGATAGCAAAGGCAACCTGGTTCGCGCCATGGTTGACGAAGCCGGTAAAATTACCGAAGTCCTGGAAGTTATCGAAGAAGCTGGCGCCGACGCCCGCGCTGCTGGTGCTCGCGCACTGGAAGCTGAGCGCGCTCGTTCCAGCTCTATCCTGGCCATGGGCGAGCAGTACAACTGCCGCGAACTGGCACAGACTGCCGCACAGGGTGACGTGACCGTTGACGCCTTCCGCGCCCAGGTCCTGGAACACATGAACACTCGCGGCCAGGCACCTGCCACCAGCGCACGTTCGGCACCGGCTCGCAACGCTCAAACCCCGCTGACCGATGCCAGCTCGCCAATCATCGGCCTGAGCGACGACGAAATTCGCCAGTATTCGATTTTCCGCGCCGTTCGTGCCCTGCAGCCGAACGCCAGCCGTGCTGACCGTGAAGCTGCCGCGTTCGAACTGGAATGCAGCGAAGCCGCGCAGCGTCAAATGGGCGTGACCGCCCAGGGCATCCTGGTTCCATACGACGTGCTGTCGAGTCGCGCATTCAACGCTGGTGGCGCTGCTAACTCCCCAGCTGGCGCGCAGACCGGTTCCAACCTGGTGCAGACCGACCTGATGGCCGGTAGCTTCATCGACATGCTGCGCAACCGCACCACGCTGATGCGCCTGGCAACCGTAATTGGTGGCCTGGTCGGCAACGTCGATATTCCGAAGCAGACCGGTGGCGCTACTGCCTACTGGCTCGGTGAAGGCGACGACACCACCGAAGGCAGCCCAACCATCGGCCAGCTGGGCCTGACGCCGAAGACTGTCGGCGCTTACACCGACATTACCCGTCGCCTGCTGATGCAGTCCACGCCTGACGCTGAAGGCATCGTGCGCCGCGACCTGGCAAACGCCATGGCCCAGGCAATCGACCTGGCTGGCTACTACGGTCCAGGCACCGGCAACCAGCCACGCGGCATCAAGAATTACACCGGCATCAACGCGGTTGACTTCGCAGGCCTGTGGCCGACCTACACCGAAGTTGTGCAGATGGAAAGCGAGATCGCTGCCGACAACGCCGACATTGGCCAGATGGGCTACGTCTTCAACGCACGCGGTCGCGGCGCGCTGAAAACCACGCCGAAATTCACCACTGGCGGCATCGACCAGGGCACCGTGTGGGAATCCGGCAACACCGTGAACGGTTACCGCACCGAAATCACCAACCAGATTGCCCAGGGTGACGTGTTCTTCGGCAACTTCGCTGACGTGATTATCGGTATGTGGGGCGGTCTGGACCTGACCGTTGACCCGTACAGCCTGAGCAAGTCCGGTGGTCTGCGCATCGTCGCATTCCAAGACATTGACCTGGTTCTGCGCCGCGTAGAATCCATGTGCTACGGCAGTCAAACCGTAGCCTAACAGGCGCCAGGGCGGGCCACTTCGGTGGCCCTTTCCCATAACCGAGGATTTCAGCAAATGAAAAGCTACGTTCTGAAACTGACCAGTGCCATTGTCGTTGACGGCGAAATTGTCCGCGCAGGCAGCCTGGTCGAACTGCCCGAACCAGAAGCAAAGAACTTGCTGTCTCGCGGCAAGGCTGTTCTGGCGACTTCCGCTGACGGCTACAACGGCGGTGATGACGACGACGAAACCAGCGGCGTTGGCCTGTCCCGGCTGAACAAGACTCAGCTGCAGGAAATTGCCAAGGGTCACGGCATCGAGTTCGAAGATTCCACCACGAAGGCGCAGCTGATTGCCGCCATCAAAGAAAAAGAGGCTGACGCAGAATGAATGGCGTATCCGTAACCGCGCTGGCCGTAGCAGCCAGTATCACTGCCACCGGTAACGGGGCTGCCGTTGACGTTGGCGCCTATCACGGCCTGGCTCAGCTGGTCCTGAACGCTGGCCCCACCAACGCAGGGACCGACACCATCAAGCTGCAGCACAGCGACGATGGCAGCACCAACTGGACCGACCTTGCTGGCGCAGCCTTTGCCGCTGTCGGCACTTCGGCGTCTGAGCAGTCTGTGCTGTTCAACACCGACCGCATGAAAAAGTTCGTTCGCGTGGTTGACACCATGGCTGGTGCAACTTCGGTCGTTCGTGCTGTCTCGCTGGTCGGCAAGAAGCAATACAGCTAATGCGCGGGCCGTCCTGGGAAAACCTGGACGACTTCCTGCAGACTGATGATGACGGCGGGTTTGCGAACACCGCCGTCATTCATTTTCAGACTGGCGGGACTCGACCAGTAAAAGCGATTTTTGATGATCCGTACCTTGACGCCACCATTGGCGAATACGTCGCGGACACAAGCAGGCCGCGCCTGAACGGCAAGGAAACTGACTTTGCTGGCGTCACCAGGGGTGACACCGTGGTTGTGACTGGTGAAACGTTCGACATTCTGACCAACCCGCAGCCTGACGGCACCGGCTGGGCGGTCCTTGAACTGGCGCGCCAAGATGCTCAGCTTTGAAATTGACTGGTCAGGCCTAAACCGTATTGGCGAAGAGCTTGGCGCCACCGACAAGCAGGTTCAGTTCGCGCTGAGCCGAGCGCTGCGCCGCACCGAAGCCACACTGCGGCGCATGTCCACCAAGGGGCTGACGCAGGTCCTGCAGCTACGCACCATGGCTTCAATGCGCAAGCGCCTGAAGTCCATCAAGCTGCGCAAAACCGGATTGAACGCTGGTGACAGCGTCGGCCTGTGGTACGGCTTGAACAGCCTGCCAGTCAGCAGCTTCAAGGGTAGACCGAAAAAGACCGATGGCGGCGCATCGTTTCGCAACCAGCAGTATGACGGCGCCTTTGTCGGCAGAAGCAAAATCAAGGGCAAGCAAACCATTTTCAAGCGCGATACTGCGAAGGCCCTGCCGATTTCCGAGCAGCTGCATGAAATCGAAGACAAGGCCGTGGTTTTCATCGAAGACGAAGTGTTCGACCAGGTCGAAACGATTTTTTGGGGCCACTTCAGGCGCGACCTGCAGTCCCGCGTCAAATTCAAAATTGGGGCCTACTGATGGACGCTAACACGAACATTTCTCTTGACGTTCTGCATGACGCCATTGTCGCTGATATCCGGGCCAAGTTTCCAAGTCTGGTGACCGTCGAGTTTTACCGCGAAGACCGTAAGAGCTTGCCGCTTCCAGCGTGCCTGCTGACCCTGACAGAATTCGAAGCGTCACCAGATGACGACCCAGGCACTGAACAGCTGGCGGTGATGGCGAACTTTGAAGCTGAACTGCTGATTGGCTTCAAGACGCTGAAGGCAAAGCAAAGCATTCGCCTTCTGGCTGCGCAGCTCGCTGCCTGGCTGCATAACCGGCGCTGGGACAATCCAACCGGCACAACGCCGAAGCTGCCAACTGGGCCATGCCTAGTGGCTGGCGCCTACCCTGACGACTTCCAGCCAGAGCTGGATAATTACGAAATCTGGCGCGTTGAGTGGCAGCAGATTGTTCACCTTGGTGAAACCGTGTGGACGAACGAAGGCGTCACGCCTGGCACCGTGTTCGTGCGCGGACATGTAAGCACCATTCCTGATGGCGATTATGAGCAGGTGGCACCGTGAGCGGTTACGATATAGGCGAACTGCAGCGGCAGATTTCAAACCTGTTTCGCATCGGGACCGTTGCCGAACTGGACGAAGCGAACGCCCGCGTCAAGCTGAACGTATCGGGGCTGACGACCGACTGGCTGCCATGGGGTGCGGCGCGAGCTGGTAAAACTCGCACTTGGTCACCGCCCCAGGTTGGCGAGCAGGTCATGATGGCTTCGCCGTTCGGTGACTTGGGCCAGGGCGTCATTGTCGGCTCGCTGTTCTCTGACGAAAACGCGGCGCCAGCTGCTAGCAAGGACCAGGAAACGACCGTTTACGATGATGGCGCGACCGTAGACCACAACAGCGCATCGCACGCCACGACCGTGACGCTGAACGCTGGCGGCACGCTTACCGCGACCGTTGGCGGTTCTTCGGTAGTGATGAACACCAGCAAGATTCTGCTTTCCAGCAATGGTGCATCAATCGAAATCAGCGCTGCAGGTGTCAAAATAAACGGCGTTGCTCTGACCCATAACAGCAAGAACGTGGGCGACACCCATACCCATGGCGGCGTGCTGCCAGGTGGATCGAACACCGCAGTTCCAAACTGATGGAAAAAACCCAAGAGGCCAGAACCCCATGCGCGCAGCACAATGCCGCGCATGGATGGAATTAGCGCAACAACTGGCAAGAGACTGGGCGGAATCGCTCATTTGCGCCAGTCCATACGGGACATTTTGACGACTCCTATAGGCAGTCGGGTAATGCGCCGCACGTATGGAAGCCGGTTGTTCCGTCTGGTTGACGCACCACTGAACCGTTCAACCCTTCTGGACCTGTACGCCGCGACCGCTGAAGCATTGGACCTTTGGGAGCCGAGAATCAGGCTTATCAGCGTTAACGCAATCAGCACCGATGCCGGGAGCATCGAACTTGACCTGGTCGCAGAGTACCTGCCGGACGGGAAAACGATAACCCTTGACGGCATAGTGATTAAATAATGGCAGGCGCATTCACAGCTGTAGACCTGGCAAAGCTGCCATTTCCCGACGCGGTCGAAGTGCTCGACTTCGAAGTTATCCTGGCTGAAATGCTGGCCGACTATCAATCGCGTGACCCTGAATTTACCGCCATTGTGGAAAGTGACCCGGCCTATAAGGTGCTGGAAGTCGCGGCTTTCCGCGAGCTGCTGTTGCGCCAGCGGGTGAACGAAGCAATCAAGGCTGTCTGCCTGGCTTACGCCAATGACACGGACCTTGACCAGATCGCTGCACGGTACAACGTCGAACGGCTGCTGATCGACGCTGGAAACCCTGACGCCATCCCGCCAGTTGCGCCGACCTATGAAAGCAACGACAGCCTGCGCCGTCGCGTGCAGCTTTCTTTCGAAGGGTTCAGCACTGCTGGCCCTGAAGGCGCTTACATTTTCCACGCCCTTGGCTCTGATGCTCGCGTGCTTGACGCTGACGCCCGCAGCCCGGTGCCTGGCCAGGTCATTGTTGCGGTGCTGTCGAACATCGGCAGTGGCGCCGCGCCCACTGATTTGCTTGATGCGGTGAATGCAACGCTGAGCGACGAAGATGTTCGGCCACTGACTGACCAGGTCCTGGTTGAATCTGCTGCAATCGTGAACTACGCAATCGCAGCGCAGCTGACGCTTTACCCTGGGCCTGACTCTGACGTTGTCCTGTCTGCTGCCATCGCGGCTGCTACTGCTTACGCTGAAGCCAACCACCGACTTGGCCGTGACGTGACACTGTCGGGCCTTTACGCGGCGCTGCACCAGGAAGGCGTCCAGAACGTTTTGTTAACGTCACCAGTATCAAGCATCGCGATTGCGCGAAATCAGGCGTCGTTCTGCACTGGCATCACCATTACGTCGGTTGGCGTCAATGAGTAAGGACTTGCTACCGCCAAACGCCGACCCGCAGGAGCGTGCGCAATCTGAGGCCATTGCCAGGCTGTCTGACGTGCCGCTGCTGGTGCGCGAGTCGTGGAACCCCCAGACATGCCCAGCTGCGCTGCTGCCATGGTTGGCGTGGGCGCTGAGTGTCGATGAATGGGATACAGCGTGGACTGAGCAGGAAAAGCGCGACGTTATTCAGGCAAGCCTGATGATTCACCGGCACAAGGGCACGATTGGCGCAGTGCGCCGCGCCCTTACTCCGCTGGGGTATCTGATCGAAGTTGTAGAGTGGTGGGAAATGACGCCGCAGGGCGACCCTTACACCTTCAGCATTGTGATGGGCACCGGAAGCAAACCAGTAACCGCAGAGCTGTACGAAAAAGCCGAACGCATCGTTCTGACTTACAAGAACCTGCGTTCACACCTTCGCGCCCTGACAGTCAAGGCCGACGTTAAAGGCACCGTGTACGCAGGCGCTGCCCTGGTCGATGGATCAGACACAACTGTTTTCCCGTATGCCGTCAGCGAGCTGGAAAGCATCGGCCAGCTGTTCTTCGGTTCTGCCAGCCAGGACGTGACGGCGACAAGCGTTTACCCGCAGGGGTGGGTGCCAGACGAACTGATTGCAAGAATAACGACAGACGAACAATTCCGCATAACGACTGCCGGACAACTGCGGATAAGAGGAATTTAAAGTGGGCTGGATGATTCGCGACTTGCAGGGTGCAACCCTGCCACTGACTGGCGGTGAACTGCTGGAGCTTGAGCAGGGTGGAAACAGCCGCCAAGTGCGGCTGCTGGACTTGCTGCCAGGCTTCGAAAACACATTTGCCGCCGCGATAGATGATGCCACCGACCCTGAACAGGGCGCTGCGTTGATGGGGTGGCTGCTTGATGCAATCGGCGCAACCGGCATGCGCCAGGCCGTCAAGAACGCTGAGCGCGTCAGCGTTGCAAGCTTCGGCGTAAAAGGCGACGGCGTCACCGACGATACAGCAGCCATGACGGCGGCAATCAATTGGCAGCTGTCGAAGCGGCAGACGTACAACCCAACCATTGGCGGTGGTGGCGGCAGCGCCTTGGTCACCGTGCCTGTTCTGACCATTCCAAACGGCTGGCGCGTCAAGGTCCAGGGTAATCTGCCAATACCGACTTTTCTGGTGGCGGATGGCAAGGCGTCTATTGAATCGCTGGATAACACCAAGGATATTTTTGTTGGTGCAGATTCCTACAAGGTCTACTTCGGATACCTGAACTTCCTGGGTGGCAAGACGCAGGTACGCCTGCAGAACAACAACATCAACTCTGGCACCTGGACGCTCGACACCTGTACGTTTGAGGGTTCCAACGACTACGCCGTTCAGTTCCTGAATACCTCTGTCAGCTACGGCGTAACATCGACGCAGCCAATTCTTATCAACTGCAATTTCATCCGATGCAAGCGCGGCGTGAAGAGTCAGGCTGACCACACGTTCCACCTTGGTGGATGGCTGCAGCCTGAAGGCGATTTCTTCGACGCAGATACCGCATTCATGTGGACGTGCGGCCTGTATTCGATCAACTTGGTAATGACCATTCCTGGCGGCACTTTCCCTGCGCGAGCACGTTGGTTCGACTGCTGGGGCGCTGTGCGTGGCCTGCAAACCCGTTTCGGCGGCGAAGGTGGCGGCTTGCCAGTCGTGTACTGGTTTGCCACTCCGACGCGCTACCTGACCGGCACTGCTGAAAGCATTGAAATGGGTGTGTCTTTCGATCAATGCCTGCTGTACGGCGGCAACGGTTCGCGCCCGGATCGCGGCGTTGTAAACTTCCGTGGCCAGATGCCGCCGATTGTGCGCATCACCAATTCCATTGGTGGCATCGTCTGCCCGTACCTGGTCAACGAGTCTGCGCCAAACGGCGGCATTGCCGACCTTACCGCGTATCTTGCATCGCTTAAAACCGCGTGGAGTGGCGACGACCTTTATCAAGATTTCACGTTCCACTTCACCGGTATCAAGAAGAAGAACAACGGCAATCTCTTGTGGCCAGCTGAGCTGGACACCTACGTCTACACAGACCGCCCATACATGGCGCGCAAAGCCAAGGTCAAGACCAGCGGCACGCCATCTGTGGCCACCGGCACAACGGCTGGCATTTCGCTGGACGCCGCAGAGCATGACCCATATGGCATGAAGTTTTTGGAAGGCGCCACCTACGGCATCAAGGCACCGTTTGGCGCCAGGTTTGCCGACGTTGTTGGCTTTGTAGAGCTGGCCAGCCACGCTTCGAACAACCTGGCTTACACTCTGCGCATATACAAAAACAACGGGCAGGTTGCTGATGCAGTGGCTGACGTTATCCACTCTTTGACCAAGGCTGAGCGTCTTTCGGTGGTCGCAGGGATTCCTTGCGTTGCTGGAGACACGTTCACGCTGCGTGTGTTCCAGAATAGTGGATCACCGCAAACAGTTACACTTGCTTCAATGTCTATCGAATTTAAATAAGAGGCCCGACCAAAATGGCGTTTTTCACAATCCTTACCAGCGTTGGGCAGGCAAAAATTGCCAACGCTGTTGCGCTGGGCCAGCAAATCCAGCTGACAGAAATGGCACTGGGTGATGGCAACGGTAACGCCACCACGCCGAACCAGGCGCAAACAGGCCTGGTTCGTGAGGTTTATCGCGCCCAGCTCAACCAGTTGAGCACCGACCCGGCAAACCCGAACTACGTCGTCGCAGAGCTGGTCGTTCCATCCGACCAGGGCGGCTGGACTGTGCGCGAAGTCGGCCTGTACGACGTTGACGGAAACCTGATTGCGGTTGGCAACTTCCCTGAAACTTACAAGCCAGTCCTTGCTGAAGGCGCCAGCCGCGACCTGGTTGTTCGTATCATCATTGAGGTCAGCAACGCTTCTGTTGTTCAGCTCAAAATTGACCCGTCGATTGTCCTGGCTTCGCGGCAGTGGGTTGTTTCTCAGTTCCTGCTGCGCAGCAAGGTTGCTGGCGGACTGGCTGGCCAGGTGCTGACGAAGAAGACCAACACCGAAGAAGACTTTCAATGGGTTGACCCGACCGCAGCAGTTGACGTGATTGTTGACGTGAAGCCAGAGCGCCAGACGCTGGCAGCAGCTCAGACGATTGTGAACTTTGCGCTGATTGTCGCCAGCGGTATTTCTGTTTACGTCGAAGGCGTGCGCCTTATCGAAACAGTTGACTTCAACGTCACAGGTGCAGCGCAGATTACGCTGGCTGTCAGCTATCCGGCTGGGTCTGTAATTCACGCATACCAGAACGAAGCGCTTGACGGCATCGCTGGAGCAAGTGAGGCGCAGCGCGGGCTAGTTTTTCTCGCCACGCAGGCTGAAGCTTCAGCGGGCGTCAACGCTACTGACGCAATCACACCAGCCACGCTGGCGGCTGTCCTGGCTGCGATTGGTGTTCAGCTGTCGCCACCTGGCCAGGTTGGTGCTTTCGCTCGCGCTACGGCGCCGACTGGCTGGCTGAAGGCTAACGGGGCAGCTGTAAGCCGCACCACGTACAACGCACTGTTCGCGGCCATCGGCACCACCTTTGGTGTCGGCAACGGTTCGACTACCTTCAACCTTCCGGACTTGCGCGGCGAGTTTATTCGCGGCCTTGATGATGGGCGCGGCGTTGATGCTGGGCGCTTACTCGGCAGCGCGCAGGCTGATATGTTTGAATCTCACTTGCACGGCATTGGAACTACAACTTTTGTTTCTGGCGGTGGCGGCGTCCCTTATGGCAGTGGCGTTACGCAAGGCACAGCACAGTCTGAGCTTACTGGCGGCACCGAAACGCGCCCGCGCAACGTCGCGCTTCTTTACTGCATCAAGGTTTGACGCATGGAACACAAAGAGGTTTACCAGCTGGACCCTGACGGCTTCCTGGTCGGGCCAGCGATGGCTGACAAGCTGATTGACGGCACCTGGCAGATTCCTGGCGGGTGCGTCGAACGAAAGCCGCCACTGGAAAAAGCCGGTTACCGGCGCCAGTGGGATGGCAAAAAGTGGGTTCAAGTTAAAGCCGATGGAGGCGCCAGTGTATGAGTCTTGCAAGCCGTTTGATTAAAGCTATTTTTGCGACAGAGGCGGGCGTGCTGACAGCGGTCAGCTCGCCTGCGGCAGACGACAACAGCAAAAAGATTGCCACTACTGAATGGGCAGCTTTTGGGTTCGCCGTCCTGAAGGCCGCTAATGGCTACATCAAGTTTCCCACCTGGCTTGGCGGCGTGATTATCCAGTGGGGCACGTTCAACGGAACTATGGCGAAATCTAGCGCGCAGACACTGGAAACCTATTCTGGCGGGGCTAGCGTCACATTCCCGATTCCGTTTCCTAACGTCGTTGGTAATGTTAGCGTAATCACGCCTGACAACGCTGTATTCACTTGTGAGTACGCAAACCTTTCTGCCAAGTCCGTCACTGGGTTCAGTAGTGTAATCGGAGGAATTCCAAACGCCACTGGAGGCCCGGCAAATTACACGTTCAACGGCTACACCTGGCTAGCCATCGGTTGGTAATTAAACCTGCTTGCCGTCCTTCGGGGCGGCTTTTTTATGCATGGAAAAAACCCAAGAGGAACGGCAGGCACCAGCCTGCGAATATCCGGCCATCATTCGCAACCCTGCGTCAATCGAACTGAGGCCCACATAAATGGCTGGTGAAACTTTTCTGCATGGCGTCGAGGTCCTTGACATTGACGACGGTGCGCGCCCGATTCAAACTGTACGCTCTAGCGTCATTGGCCTGGTGGGCACCGCCCCAAGCGCCGACGCAACCGCGTTCCCGCTCAACACCCCTGTTCTGATCGCAGGCAGTCGCCGTGAAGCGGCCAAGCTCGACTTGCTCGGCACCGGCCTTGGCACTCTGCCTGCCGCCATGGATGGCATTTTCGACCAGGCTGGCGCCGTGGTCGTTGTCGTTCGCGTCGAGGAAGGCGAGACTGACGCGGAAACCCTGGCGAACGTGCTCGGTGGCGTCAACGCCGTTAACGGCCAGTACGAAGGCGTACACGCCTTGCTGGGTTCTGAATCGGTGGTTGGCTTCCAGCCGCGAATTCTGATTGCGCCAGGCTTCACCGACACCCGCGTTTCTGGCGGCGTTACCGCAGTGACCGTGAACACCCAGGGCAGCGGCTACACCAGCGCGCCAGCCGTCAGCTTCACTGGCGGTGGTGGCACTGGCGCTACGGCTCAGGCCGTCCTTGGCACCGGTGCTAACGCTGGCAAGGTCGTTGCGGTCCAGATTACCAACCCAGGCAGCGGCTACACCACTGCGCCGACCGTCGTGTTCACTGGCGGTGGTGGCACCTTGGCAGCTGCAACCGCATCGTTCGGCATCGTCGGCAACGCCGTTGTTGCAGAGCTGATCGGTATTGCCGAGCGCCTGCGCGCCGTAATCATCGCTGATGGCCCGAACACCAACGACGCCGACGCAATCGCCTACGGTAATGACTTCGGTTCGAAGCGCGTCTATGTCGTTGACCCGAAGGTTATCGTCACCGACTCGACCGGCTTCACGGTCACCGAGTGGGCGAGTTCTCGCGCAGCTGGCCTGCTGGCAAAGTCTGACAATGATCGCGGTTTCTGGTGGTCGCCATCCAACCAGGAAATCAACGGCATTCAGGGCACTGCGCGCCCGATTGACTTCACCCTGGGTGATGCCAACGCCCGCGCAAACCTGCTGAATGAAAGCAATATCACCACCATCATTCGCCAGGATGGGTTCCGCCTGTGGGGTAACCGCACGCTGTCGAGTGACCCTAAATGGGCATTCCTGTGCGTCGTCCGCACCGCTGACATTATCAATGACAGCCTGCTGCGCGCACACCTGTGGGCAGTGGATCGCGGCATTACCAAAACCTACGTCAGCGACGTTATCGAAGGTGTCAACAACTACCTTCGTCACCTGACCACCATCGGCGCCATTCTCGGTGGCGAGTGCTGGGCTGACCCAGACCTGAACACGCCTGACCAGATTGCGCAGGGTAAGGTATACTTCGACTTCGATTTCACACCCGTTTACCCGGCTGAACATGTTACTTTCCGCAGCCACCTGGTGAACAACTACATCACGGAGATTTTCGAATAATGGCCGCTCGCGACGTTCGGAAGAACCATCATATCAGCGTGGACGGTCGAGGCTATGCCGGACAGTCTGAAGAGTTCAACGCGCCAAAGCTGGCCTTGACGACCGAAGAGTTTCGGGCGGCTGGCATGGACGTTCCAATTGACGTGACAACTGGCATGGAAAAGCTGGTTACTGACTTCAGCCTGAAAGCGTATGACGCTGACGTTCTGGCACTGTTCGGTGTTGCGCAGGGGGCATCGGTCCCGTTCATCGTGCGTGAAGGCCTGGAGTCGTTCGACGGCACCGTTAAAACCGTCATTCACACCATGCGCGGCAAGATCACCGAGCTTGACCCAGGCACTAGCAAGCCAGGCGAGCTGCCTGCCCTGAAAGTCACCATGTCGCTGGTCTATTACAAGATGCAGCACAACGGAAAAGTCATTCACGAAATCGACGCCGAAAACATGGTTCGCGTAATCAACGGCGTTGACTCGCTGAAGGCTATGCGTGACGCGCTCGGCATCTAAGCAGCATAAGGCCAGCACAGACTGGCCTTGACTCCCAAAATCAAATCATTTGCAGGTGCAAAAAATGGCTGTGAAAGCTGATAAAAAACCCGACTGGTTCAAGGCTGGCGAAGGCTTTGTGGATATCACCCTGTCACGTCCGGCTGACGTTGGCGGCGCCAAGGTTTCCCAGGTTCGCATGCGCGAACCGATGGTTCGTGACCAGCAGGCCATGGCCAAGATGGATGGCGACAACGTGGACAAAGAAATCAATTTCTTTGCCAACCTGTGCGGCCTGATTCCTGACGATATCAGTGCCCTGCCGATGCGCGACTATTCTCGCCTGCAGGCGGCTTACAATTCTTTTATCGACTGACCGCTGATTACATCCGCAGCAGCGTCTTAGCTTTGGCCAGCCACACAGGCTGGTCATTGGCGGAAATCATGGCGTTACCGGTTTCTGAATTCATTTTCTGGTTAGAAGGGTTGCCAAAGAACAATGGCTAACAAAAAGCTGAATGCGGTTATCACAATCGGTGGCGCCGTATCCAGCAGCCTGATTGGTTCACTCGGCACCGCAAAGGGCAAAATCCTTCAGGTCGGCACCGCGCTTAAATCGCTGGAAAACCAGCAGCGCCTTACCGCCCAGTCAATCCGCACGTTTGGCGAAATGGGCAAGAACGTTGACGGCCTGCGCGCCAAGTACGTTGCTATTACCGCCCAGGTGGACAAGCTGCGCGTTGCGCATGAACGCATGGCGAAGATTGCAGCCGCCAAGCAGGAAAACCTTTCGAAGCGTGCAGACTATCGCGGCCAGCTGGTTGACGCTGTAGCCATTGGCGCAACAGCAGCGGCGCCCATTGTGGCTGCTGCAAAGTTTGAAACTGCCATGCTCGGTGTTGCCAAGCAGGTAGAAGGCGCAAGAGACGCGAACGGCAAGCTGACCCAGGTTTATTACGACATGGGTTCGGCAATCCAGAAGATGGGCCGAGAAATCCCACTCGCCACCAATGACCTTGCCGACATGGTCGCCGCTGGCGCTCGCATGGGCGTGGCAAAGGATGAGCTGCTTGGGTTTACTCGCACTGCAGCAATGATGGCCGATGCTTTCGAGCTTCCAGCCGCCGAGCTTGCTGACAACATGGGAAAGATTGCTGGTCTGTTCAAAATACCAATACCTGCAATTGGTGACCTTGCCGACGCCGTCAACTACCTTGATGACAACGCCATTTCGAAGGGTAGCGATATTATCGACTTCCTGACGCGAACAGGCGGCGCAGCGTCTGCGGTGAAGATCGGCGCCAAAGACATGGCAGCGCTTGGGTCAACCCTATTGACACTTGGCGAGCGCTCAGAGACGGCCAGCACGGCAACCAGCGCGATGTTCGCGAAGTTCGCGGCTGCTGACAAGGGAACGAAAAAATTCAAGTCAGCGATGGCTGAAATTGGCCTGAGCGTTTCAGAAGTTCAAAACGGCATGCAGAAAGACGCCGGGGCCACCATCCTTAAAGTGATGGACGCAATCAACAAGCTGCCGAAGGAAAACCAGCTTGGCGTGATGGTCGAACTGATCGGCCTGGAGCACGCCGACACCATGGCGAAGCTGGCCAACAACACAGGTGAATTCCGCAAGCAGCTTGAAATGGCGAACAGCGCTGCCGCCAAAGGCAGTATGTCCAGAGAGTTTGCGGCACGCCTGCAGACCACCAATGCACAGTTCCAGCTGATGAAAAACCGTGCAGAAGAAGTCGCGGTTAACTTCGGAACCGTGCTGCTGCCAGCTGTAAATGACGTGTTTGGCGTAATAGGCAAAATCAGCAGCGCCCTGTCCGACTTCGCGAAGGCACACCCACAAGTCACCAAAGTAATCGTCGGGACCGTTGTTGCGCTGGGAGCGCTCAAGGTCGGCAGCATCGCAGCCGGTTACGCCATGACGTTCGTTAAGGGCGGCGCACTGCAGATGGCTGGCGCCTTGGCAGGCACTCGCGCACAGCTGCTGCTGACTTCGATTGCCGCCAAGGGGCTTGGCACCAGTACGCTGGCTGCGCGTGGCGGCGTCGTCGGCATGGCCACTGGAGCGCTGCCAATGCTGGCCGGTGCTATCCGTGCGGTCGGCGTGGCCCTGATGACGAACCCTATCGGCCTGATTGTCGGCGGCATCGCTGCTGCTGGCTACCTGATTTATCGTAACTGGGACGGCGTGAAAGCCTTCCTGGTCGGGACATTCGAAGGCGTCAAGTCGGGCCTTCAGCCGCTGGTGCAGACCTTCACGGCGTTTCGCGATTCGCTGACGCCGCTGAAGCCGCTGTTTGATATGATCGGCAGCGCCCTAACATCGGCATGGAACTGGTTTACCAACCTTCTGCAGCCTGTCGTTTTCACCCAAGAAGAACTGGGCAAGGCCGGTGCAGCTGGCAAATCGTTCGGTGAATTCCTGGCGGCTGGTATCAACTTCGTTCTGACGCCGCTGAACCTGCTTATCACCGGCCTGACGTGGGTTTCGAACAACATCGGCGGCATTATGGACAAGGCCGTTGCGTTCAAAAACACGGTCGGTGACGGCATCGGTGGTGCCTGGCAGCAGACGAAAAGCTTTTTTGGTGTCGGTGACGATGCCGCAGCCGGTCCAGTGCCACCGACTGCAGCCACTAACCTGCCTGCAGTGCCTAAGATGGCCAGCGAGCGCGGGGCGTCCAGCAGCTATGAAGACAAGAGCCAGAACGTTTATCAAATCATTCAGCAGCCTGGGCAGGACCAGAAGGCACTGGCCAGGGAAGTAGCAGCAGAACAAGAGCGTCAGCGCCAGGTTAGGCAGCGCGGCGCCATGCATGACGGAGCGGTAACGCAATGATAGGCCACACCATCGGTTCACCGGTCATGCTGCAGCTGGGCAGCTTCCAGTTCGGTCTGAGCACGGCAGCTTACCAGGACCTGACGCGGCGTGCTGGCTGGCGCTGGGCGTCACAGGATCGCTTCGGCCAGGAACCAGCCCTGCAGTCTACCGGGCCAGAGTCGCAGGCCATGACCCTGGCTGGCGTTATCTATGCAGAGTTTCGCGGCGGAACAGGCCAGCTGGACACCTTGCGCGCACTTGGCGACAAGCAGGTTCCGCAGCGACTGATTGACGGCAACGGCAAGCTTCTTGGTCGCTGGGTGATTGAAAGCGTCGAAGAAAAACAGAGCGTGTTCGCTTCGAAGGGATACCCGCGTAAACAAGAATTCAACCTGCAGCTGAAGAAGTTTCCAGAACCTACGATTGCAGGCATCCCCGTCAGCACCGCTGCGAACAAGGTGTTCGGTCAGGCTGGCGCGAAGCCGCCGACCGTGGTTGCTGGCGACGTGGCGTCGGTCAAGACCGGCGTTTCTAAGTTCCTGGAAGGCGCCGCGAGCACCGCCAGCAAGGCAGTTGCCAGCATGACCAGCACGCTTGCCGCCGTCCAGGCCAAGGCCGCAGAGATTGGCAACGCCATTGGTCCGGTGGTCGCGACCGTTTCGCGTGGCATCGCAGCGGCGCGAACGCTTCAGGGGCAAGTTGCCAGCGTCAAGCAGTCGCTGGGCAACCTGAGTTCGCTGGGCAACATCCAGTCAGCCATGTATGACGTGATGGGCGCCGCGTCGGCTGCGTCAAACGCTGGCGCGTTCGCGGCTGATGCAGCCAAGACGCTTGGTATATCGCTTCCGGTCACTAACATTGGCGTTGATCCTGCAACGCTTCAGGTGGTCAGTGACTGCCGTGTTGCCTGCGGGAAAATGGCCGCTGCGGCTACCGACGCCTACAACGAAGCTGATAAACTGAGGGTATTAGCCATCGGAACGACAACGCCATGATTGAATACGTGACCAGTGAAGGCGACACAGCCGACTATATCGCATGGAAGCACTACGGCACCCAAGATGGCGCCGTGGTAGAGCAGCTGATTGAAGCCAACCCAGGCCTGGCAGATTATGGGCCAGTGCTGTCGGCTGGCGTCTTGGTGGCCCTGCCTGAAATTGAAACCGTTGGCGTGACGCAAGGTATCAAGCTGTGGGATTGACGCCAGGCATCAAACCAAGCTGGCGCGTCGTCGCCAACCAGCTGGACATAACCGCGATTATCACTGACAGGTTCAGGGGCCTGACTTTGACCGACGCGGCTGGCCTGGAATCTGACCTGCTGGAAATCACGCTGTCTGACAATGACCCACTGGTTCCAATCCAGATTCCGCCGAAGGGTGCCGAACTGGAATTGTTCCTGGGCTATGACGGCATGCTGCAGCGCATGGGGCTATTCATTTACGACGAAGTCGAGGTTAGCGGCTGGCCTGGTGAAATGGTGCTGCGGGCGCGTGCTGCGACCTATGACAAGTCGAAGGGCGGCAAGACCGACCTGCAGACGCAGAAGAACCGCAGCTGGCCGAAGGGCACCAAGCTTGGCGACATGGTCGCGAAAATCGCCAAAGAACACGGCATGGAATTCGCTGTTTCAGAGTCGTTGAAGCCAATTGTTCTGCCGCACACCGACCAGGCCGATGAATCAGATATCAACCTGCTGACCCGCCTGGCAAAGAAGTATGACGCCGTGGTGAAGCCTGCCGGTGGCAAAATCGCGCTGACCAAGAAGGGCGAAGGCAAAACCGCCAGTGGTGAAGACCTGCCGCGCATCTTGCTGCACGCGAGCGACTGCACCAGCTTTCGCATGACAACTTCGCAGCGCGAGACAGCAGGCATGGTCGTTGCCTACTGGCACGCTGTGAAGCAGTCCAGGCGGAATGAAATCAAGGTTGGCACTGGCGAACCGGTGCGGCGCCTGAAGCAGTATTACCCGACGCAGGAAATGGCTTTGGCGGCTGCCAGGTCTGAACTGTCACGCCGCGAGCGTGGGCAAACGACGGTGTCGTTCACGTTGCCGGGTGAACCATCGCTGGCAGCAGAATGCACTTTGACAGTGGCAGGCTTCAGGCCTGGCGTTGACGGTGACTGGCTGACCACTCGCGTGACGCACCGCGTCGATGCGTCTGGAGGCTATACCTGCGACATGGAAGGCGAGACGCCAAACGACCCGACCGCGCCAGAAGTTGAGGAAGTGGCGCAGTGATGGCGACCCCGGCAGGATTCGAACCTGCGACCTACGGATTAGAAGTCCGTTGCTCTATCCGGCTGAGCTACGGGGCCAATTACGGCGGGTTAGTTCGGGTTAAGGTTTTGCCCAACCATACCCTAAACCGTACCCTAATTTTCCTGCATTTCTCCTAAGTGCTTGTTTTTCCTGCGTTATTTTTGTGCTTGCAAACTGCTTAGAAGGCAGTTACAAAGGGTTCATCGGCAATACTTTGTCGTCACCCTAGATCATGCTAAGCCACTGATATCATTAAGCTATCTTGCGGCCTTCCGGTTAACGGGTTACGAACAAAAAGCAATTTCACTTTTGCCGAACCGTACCCTGAACCGTACCCGATTCCTGGAGATAGACAAGCATGCTTACAGAGAAACAAATTCAAGCAGCCATGCGCACGGTGACCAGCGAAACCGTCCTGAACGACAGCGCTGCTGGTCGCGGTGGTGGCAGCCTTCGCCTACGCATCCGCAAGGGCACCAAGGGGCCGAATGCCACCTGGTTTGCCGTGTGGTGGGCCGAAAAGAAACAGGCCAGCAAGACGCTTGGCCGATACCCTGACACCGGCCTGGCCGACGCTCGCCGCAAGTACGAAATTGAAGTTCGCGACGTGTTGCTGGCTGGGCGCGACCCGAACGCGGTCATTGTCCAGGCCGAACTGCCGACCGTGGAAAAGCTGTTTCAGGGTTACATTCAGGCGCTGCGCGACAAAGGTTCGGTCACAGCCGACGAATACGAACGCCAGTTGCTGACGGGTGGGTTCAACGCGGTTGACCAGCTTGGCAGAGCCAAGATTGCTGCCGCAGTAGAACCGGCAGACATTGCCGCAGCACTTACCATTGGCATGAAGCGCGGCGCCAGGCGCACCACCGACCAGCAGCGCACCGCAATGGCAGCAGCGTTCACCTGGGGCATGAAGTCCACCAATGACTACACAATTGAACACCGGATTGACTGGGGCCTGAAATACAACCCTGTATCAGCCGTGCCGCGTGACCAGGGAGCCAACAGAGTGCGCGAACGCAACCTGACAGCCGACGAAGTTCGCCACGTCTGGAACTCCGCACCTGACCAGACAGGCGACGTTCTGCGCCTGGTGCTTGCCACTGGCCAGCGCGTGAAAGAGTGCCTGACCGTGGAAGGCTGCGACGTAGACCTGAAAGCCAGGCTGTGGACTATTCCAGCGCCCAAGACGAAAGGCCGCAAAACCATGCACCTGGTGCCGCTGACGGCACAGGCCGTGGCACTGTTCGAAACGCTGATTGCGCTGGAGGGCAGCGGCTGGCTGTTTCCGTCAAGAGCCGGGGCGAAAGGCCCGATTATTGGAATCCCCAGCGTAAGCCGTGGTGCCAGCCGAATGGAAGGCATCGCCAAGTTTCAGCCACGTGACCTGCGCCGAACCTGGAAGTCACGAGCCGGTGACGCTGGAATTGATCGGTTCACCCGCGACCTTATTCAGCAGCACGCCAGGACCGACACCGGTAGCAAGCACTATGACCGTTATGACTACCTGCCGCAGATGCGCGAAGCGATGGGCAAATGGGAAGCCTGGCTTGACCAGGTACTGGCTGACAAAGAGTTGCTGGCCGATATTGCAGCCTGATACACTCAAGCCCTGCCCAACAGGAACGCTGGGTGACAGCCGCGAAGGATCGCGGCGCCCATTAATCACACAAGAGGCGGCACAGCATGCGAATGCGACAAATCGTTTTAATCTGCGGCCTGGGTGCCGCGCTGATGGCGGGAATGGCGCAGGCCATCGAAAAGCAGGATAGCGTCCAGGTCGCACAGGTCGAAAGCGTTCACGCACTGACCGTCGATGCTGCGCCAATGCTTGCGCAGGCTGAAGAAATCGCAGCCATGCCAGCCTTCCGTGTTGAAACCGCTGTCGCAAAAACCGCCACTGGCGTGGGTGCAGGTGCGTCTAATGCCGACCGAATGCGACAGGTAATCGGCGCCGAAGAAATCAAACTGACCAGCATTTCCAGCGTGACTAGTCCAGCCAAGGTGCCAGAAGACCCTGGCAAGCAACACAGCTGACCCATACTGAACCCACAAAAACCCGCCTAATCAGCGGGTTTTTTCTTGCCTGCTATTCCGTCAAAACGGTATATCGTCGTCAAAGCTGTCGAAGTCCGGCTGCGGTTGCGGCGCCTGCTGCTGGGTGCGTGGTGCGCCCTGGCGTTGCTGTTGCTGTTGCGGGCGCTGTTGCTGGTTCTGGTTATCGCCCTGCGGCTTGCCGCCCAACAGCTGCAGGGTGCCGCGCATGTCCACGACAATTTCAGTCGTATAGCGCTTGATGCCGTCCTTTTCCCATTCGCGGGTTTGCAGCTTGCCTTCGATATAGACCTGGCTGCCTTTGCGCAGGTACTCGCCAGCGATTTCAGCGACCTTGCCGAACAGGCTTACCCGGTGCCACTCGGTTTTTTCGACCTTCTGGTTGGTCTGCTTGTCGGTCCATTGCTCGCTGGTGGCCAGGCTCAAGTTCGTTACTGCGTTGCCGTTAGGCAAATACTTTACTTCAGGGTCCTGACCGCAGGTGCCGACCAGGATGACTTTATTCACGCCGCGCATGATGGTGATTCCTCAAGGGTTGCGGCCAGCTATGCCAGCCGCTGCAAGTTATTTGCGTTCTGACTTCAGGCGGTTTGCGTGCCTGTCAGCGCAGATGCCATCGCAGTAAAGCTTCTGGCTGTTGTGTTCGAAGTCGTCGCCGCAATACAGGCAGAAGCCCTTCGCTAGAATGTTGCACTTCACCGGGTTGGCCAGCCTGTTTTTAATTGCCAGATCGCGGTCGGCCATTTCGCGGTCACTGGCTTGGTCGAAGAAGTCAGCCACGATGAGCCACCGCCCTGCAAAGTCCTTCACCGGTACACAGCGAAGGCGTTCGACATCCGTGACTGTCACCGCAGCCTGGGTGGTTGTCGTTGTCAGCCACTGGCACCCGCTGACCTTCCAGAAATATGACGGCGCCAGCCAAGTAGTTGATTGCGCCCAGCAGCTCTGCCACGTCGCGGCCCGCTGGTAACGTCTGGCCTTCCTGGGTTTTCTTGATGGCCTGGCCAGTAAGGAACCCCACGCCGACCTGACCTGCAATGGTCTGCATCGGCTGCTTGTGAAACGGCAGGCTGTTGGCGTGGCGCTCGGCACCTTTGCCCGTTTGCGCCTGGTCAAGTGCGCGCTGGAGCACACCGGCCAGGGATTCATAACCCGGTTGAATATTCATTTGGCGATTGCCTCAGTCTTGCGTTCGTTGTCGTTATCGCCGCGCAGGTTCTTTTCTTCCCATGCGATTACCTTGGCGACTGGGTAGCGCACGCGACTGCCAAACTTGCTATAGGCAGGACCAAGGCCCTTGCTGCGCCAGTTGGCGAGCGTGCCGGTTGTTACGGCGCCATCCCAGCGCAATGCGAGCTGGGCGGGCGATAGATATTCGGCAGTCTGTGCCATTTTCGATAATCCTTATTGTGCTGCTGTTGCTTGGCCGTGCTCGGCCATGATTTGTGCGTTCAGGTCGTCCACGTTTTCATCGACTGGCTGCTGACGCAGTTTGTCGTATGCGATGGCGGATTGTTTCAGGTCGTCAGGGCATCCCTTGCCGTCCGGGCTGAGTGCCTTTTTCATCTTGGCCGACAGGGCGCCCCATGCCTTTGCCAGCGCATCCATGCCTTGCTCTGTGATGGCCAGCAGCTTGGCGCGCTCGGCTTCGACTTCGCGGTTCACCTTGGCGCCACCTTCGACCCACTCGCGCACCGAGTAGCCATCGGCTGCACTCAAATACTCGCGGTCGTGAGCAATCATCGGTATCAGCGCTTCAGGGCACTTTAGCGGTTCGCGGAACTTGCCGCTGTCGAAGAACATCAGGCTGGCAGTCATTTCAAACATGACGTTCTTTTCAGTCACTGGCTGAATGCCAAGTGGAACGACGACCTGTTTGTTCTGCGCGTCCTTGTCATAGCGAACCTTTTCGCGGGCACGGAAACACATAATGATATGCATGTCAGACTGCAGGCAGGCGTTCATAAAGCGCTTGTGCTGTTGCTTGGCCAAGCCCCAGTTGTCGCGACCGCCCAGCTTGTTCGTGGTGGCGATTTCTTCACAGCCGCCTGTGCCTTCCCATTCGTGGGTTGCGCTGTCGATCACCAGGACTTCCACGCCAGCTGCGGCGAATTCCTTGATGGCTTGAATGTACCGGTCAGGGCTGAACGGTGGCTCAAGGTCGCCAATCAGAAACTGGTCGTTGGTCGGGTGTGTCGGGTGGTTTTCGAAGATATCGGCATACAGGCTGCCGCGCTTGTTCTCGGCATCGATCATGCCAACTTTCGACAAGTCGTAGCCAGCCAGGCCATAAGCGAATTCCAGCGCGGTGCGGGTTTTACCACCACCAGACAGACCTGCGAAACCGAACACCAGGCGCGCCGCGTTACGGGTGGCCTTGCGAATATTGATAACTGCCATTTTTTTGAAATCTCGTTTTGTGGGATTAGATTACTGGCCTGCAACCAGGTGTTCGTTCTTGCGCAGGTGCCATGCCGGAACACTGATGGTCTGGACCTTGTCGCCGTAGCCAGGCCAGTTATCGTTCGCCACGCAGTGCGCGTATTTGTCGAGGTTGGCACGGTACTGGGCACGGCCAGAAGTCACGCTATCAGCGTCGAGCACGTACACGCCGACCGCGTAAGGAGCTTTCTTTTCAACCGCAATGAAAATGAAGTGGTCAGGGCTGCCCTGCCAGTAGTCAGGACGGCAGCGGCACAGAACGCCGGTCACAGGGTCATGCCAGTAGGCCGACAGTTCGGCTCGCCCTTCCGCTGGTGGCAGGCTGTCGCTTTGTTCCAGCGCCAGGCGCAGGCCGTCCAGATAATACGGGTGCTGTACGTCGTAACCCCAGTTCGCAATCGACTTGCTGAAGCCCTCAAGGCTGGCATCATCGGTGGTTTTCAGGTCAACAACGACGTTCTTGGCCTTGGTTAAGAAGAACCGCGCAGCCGGGTGCGCCATCACCGCTTCACGCATGCCACGCAGCTGGTCGAACTGTTCCTGGCTCAATACCTGGCGGTGACCGTTGTTCTGCAGCCATTCGGCCTGCACTTCAGACCATAGCTTCACCGGCATTCCGTTGGCGCGAAGCAGCTCGGCCAGTTCTGGAATGCTGCCGCTGGTTGACAGCAGGCCGGTGCGAGACGTGTTCAGCTGATTGATGATTTCCTTCAGGTCGGCGCCCTTCAAGGCGTCCAGCTGGTCTGGTGTCCAGGTTTCAACCGGCTGGTTGGCCAGGATGCGTTCGACAACTTCGGCCTTGCTACCACCAGTTGCCAGCTTCGGCTGGCGCCCTTCATTCAGCTTTTCGACCATGGCCACAAGTGGGTCACGACCCATGACAGCGTCTGGCACGTCCTGCGGGCGAAGGCCCAGGCAGTAGTCCTTCGCGAACTCTTTAGGTTCCAGGATGATGGCGTGTGCAGCGGTGCCGATTGCCTGGGCTGGCGTCGGTTCGTTGTCGTTCGCCGCGTCACGAACAGCCTTGAAGTGCAGCGGACTGCGGCCAACCAGGTCAAGGCCTGATTTCGAGATGCCTTCGCCGCCGTGGTAATCGCTGTTAGAAATACCTTCATAAATGCCGGGTTTCATGGAAATTCTGCCTGTATTGGTGAGTGAGCGCGCATGTATTGCGTCAAGCCATCATTAGTATTACTTATCTACGATGACCTGCCGTGAAGTTTAATGTACTTGGTTGCATTTGCGCAACACTTCGTTAAGCCGAATTAACGTCTACGTAAGTAGGCCGACAATCACGACTCAAGCAATGGGGCTACTGTCCATTTTGGACAATCTCGCAGATGCGCTGTGGATTCTCTTGGCGGCATCATCAATCGACGCCTTGAAGGCAGGCCGGTTGAGTTTTTCGGCAGTCAACATCGCCTTTCCATCGACCACTTCGGTAAGTCCACGTTTCGTTAGAACGTCAAGGCGCCTGATAACTGTAGACCTTGGCATGCCGATATAGTCGGCCAGCTTCCCTGGCGTCATAGGCCTGCCTTCGGCTTGACCAACTATTATGGCGCAGCACAACACCACGTCACAGCTGGACGCCCCAAAGCGTTCATCGTCCAGGTACTGTATGCAGATATGGCGAACCATCCATACGACCAGCTTCGTAATCTCGGCTCGCTGCCTAGCAAATTTCATCCGTCCTGGCATGTTCCTTCCTCCCATTCCAAAATATTCATGCTTGCCAGCGTAGTAACCGCGTGCCACTGTCGGGCCTGATTTACTTATGCGGTGACCTTGCGTTACTATAAATGACCTCTGATTATTTACGAGTACCTACAATTGTCTACTATCGTTCTCAGGCCCAGGCAGGCGACGATGATTGAACAGTGCCGCCAGTCCTTACGCCGGGTTCGTCGCGTCCTGCTTCAAGCGCCTACCGGCTTCGGAAAGACCGCCTTGGCCACTTTCATGACTGGCGAGACTGCAGCAAAGGGCCAGGGTGTCTGGTTCATCTGTCACCGTGCTGAGCTGGTAGACGGAACCAGCAAGACCTTTGCAAAGTACGGCATCACCCATTCATTCATTGCAGCTGGACGCCAGATTAACCTTAAAACGTTGGTCCAGATTTGCAGTATTGACACGTTAAAAAACCGCCTGGCTACGCTGGTTGCGCCAAAAATTGCCCTGATTGACGAAGGGCACCACTGCGCCGCTGCAGGCTGGGCGGTCGTCATTGACTGGCTGGTTTCCCAGGGCTGCTACGTCATTCTGTTGTCGGCCACGCCAAAACGCCTGGACGGCAAGCCAATACGGCTGCACTGCGACGAAATGGTTCTAGGCCCGCAGGTGGCAGAGCTGATCGCAGAAGGCAGCCTGGCGCAGTATCAGGCCTTCATTCCAGACGTGCCCGACATGAAGGGCGTTCGCAAAATGATGGGCGACTTCAAGAAGGCCGACGCTGCAGAGCGCATGGATAAGCCGAAGCTGACCGGCAACATCATTAAGCACTGGAAAAAGTACGCCAACGGCCTGAAGACCATCGGCTTCGCGGTCAACGTCGCGCACAGCCAGCACTTGGCTGAATCGTTCAGGGTTGCAGGCATCAAGGCCGAACACCTGGACGGCACCACCGACAAGGCAGAGCGAAAGCGCATCATCATGGAATTTGCCCATGGTGACCTTGACGTTCTGTTTAACGTGGACCTGTTCAGCGAAGGGTTCGACCTGTCGGCCATTGCCGAAACTGACGTGACGGTTGACTGCGTAATTGACGCTTCACCGTCGCAGTCGCTGGTCAAGGTCATGCAGCGCTGGGGGCGCGCCCTTCGGCCAGGCCTGGTCAAAATCAAGATCATTCTTGACCACGCTGGCAACATGCTTCGCCACGGCTTCCCTGATGACCCGCGAGAATGGTCACTGGACGGTGACGAAGAGACGGCCAAGGGCGCCAACGACAATGGACCGCCACCGCCAGTCATTTGCGAAGGCTGCTTTAATGCCATCCGCCGACCGCTGCCGCCATGCTGCCCATACTGTGAAAAGTCGCTGCAGGCCAAGCAGAAGGAAATCGAAGTGGCCGAAGGCGAGCTGCGCGCCGTCGATGAAAAGGCCAAGGAGAGTGTCAGGGCCAAGCTGAAGCGCGAAATGGACGCCTGCAAGGACCTGGGCGCACTGACGGCCTACTTCGCCAAGCAAGGCGTTGCCAATCCGGCTGGTCGGGCGAACGTCGAATTTGGAAGTCGCCGCTATCGCAAACGATGAATCAATAGGAACAATGAATTAGCAAGTTACTTTCGTAAATTGGATCATGGCGGCGCTGAAGCAAAAACTATTATCCTGATAACCATTACTGAGGCACCAAAATGGCGTTCATTATCCTTTCTGCAGTAATCGGGCTTGCCGTGTTTTCGGCGGCTCTCAGCATCCTGAAAGTTCGCGACACGCCAGGCTGGCGCATTGTGCTTGGTCTGGTGCTGGTTGGGGCGTCCGATAAAATCTCTGACCCCGCAGTCAGCGCCTTCTATGGCTGGATTCACTCCCTGTGAAAACCCACTGCCGCTGCAGAACGTGCCGCACCAGGCGGGTGCTGAAGCGGCACCCTGAAACGTACCTGAACCAACCCAAGTGCCGCAGCTGCGGCGCCCGAAACTTCACCGCTGACAAATGGATGAACGAACGCAAGAACCGGAAACATACCTGCCAATGTGATGGCTACCACTTCCCGCACCGCAGCGGCTCGCTCGGTTGCAAATTCGACAAGCACGGAGAGTACAAAATCTATGACTGCCAAATCGTTTAAACAAATGATCGCTGACAAGGAAATCAAGCGCGCCGACGCGATGAAAATTCTGTTGTCTGATATCCACGAAGAGCCAGGCTTTAACCTGCGCCGCGAAGGTGAAGACCTTCAGGAAAGTATCGACGGCCTGTGCGCCTTCATCCTGGACGGCGGGCAACTGCCACCGCTGGAAGTTCGCCCGCGTGCCGAAGGTGGCGTGTGGCTGGTTGACGGTCACCGCCGTAGTCGTGCGCTGCGCCAGGCGATTGCCCAGGGCTACCCTGCAGCTGATGAAGACGGCGCCTTGTGGGTCAGCGTGGTGGCTTTCACCGGCAACGACGCAGACCGCGTGGCTCGCGTCATAACCAGCCAGGAAGGCCGCAAGCTGGAACCGCTGGAGCTGGCCGAAGGTTACAAGCGCCTGGCAGCATTCGGCTGGGACGCTGGCAAGATCGCGCAGAAGGTCGGCAAGACGCGGCAGCACGTCGAACAGATGTTGACGCTTTCCAGCGCGAACAGCGACGTTCTGCAAATGGTCGCTGACGGCACCGTGGCAGCTGCTACCGCTGTCGAGACGGTGCGCAAGCATGGCGAAGGCGCTGGCAAAGTTCTGGCGGGCGAACTGGACAAGGCCAAGGCCCAGGGCAAAACCAAGGTCACCGCAGGCACCATGGCGCCCAAGGCCCTGCCGCGTTCCATCGTTGACGACCTGGTTCAGCAGGTTGAAAAATTCAGCAGCAGGCTGACCCTTACCGACCGCGTGACCCTGGATGCGTTCCACAAAGGCGATATCACCGAAGGCACCGTGACGCTGGACGTGGAAACCGTCCTGCACCTTGAGCTGTGTTTTGATGAGCTGAAGCGCATCAAAGCCGACCAGGAAGCCAAGGCCCGCGAAAAAGCCGACAAGGCCAAGCAGATGGAACTGGAAAGCCAATAATTCCTGTTGCTTTCGCCCTAAACCACTGTCACAGCTTGGGATTCCGCGTGAATCCCAATGGAGACAAGAACCATGAAACGCCTGCTGATTATCGCCGCTGTGATGTTCGCCACCACCGCCCATGCAGCGCCGCCAACCGACGAACAATGCAGCGCTGCAGCCAGCCTGGCCGAAGGCGCCCTGAAGTGGCGCCAGGCTGGTATCACCGAGGAAGTCGCAATGGAGTTCCTGCGGCAGAAGCAAATCTATTCCGGCCTGCCTGTGTGGGCCATCAAACAGGCCTATGACGCACCGGCTGACGTTTCGGCCTGGATGTTGAAAGGCTCTATTTTTGGCGAGTGTAGGAAGCGTGAAGAATGAGCGCAGAACACGGCATACAAAACGATATCCGCAACGAACTTGCGGGCAAGGCGCTGATATTCCGCGCCAACGTCGGCCAGGCGTGGACCGGCAACAAAGTGGACAAACTACCTGGTAACAAGGTGGTCATTCACGGCGCCAGGCCATTCAACACCGGGCTGCCGCCTGGGTTCAG